TTCGAATAAAATTAAATTATACAATATTGTTAATTATTATGATTTATAAGCAGCAGCTGCTAACTGTACTGCTTGGGTTAATATTAGTCTGTGTATAGAAGAAGAAAGTTCACAAGGATTCTTATCATCTAATGGACTAACTTGATCATTAATGGTAAGATCGTCTGATAAATCTGTTAAGATTATAGGATAAGGTTTTCTTACATACGAAACTACATATTCTGGACTAGAACCTGCATATGTTTCTATTAAGTTTTTATCTGTTATTAATATAACCTTGTTTTCTCCGTAATCTAATCTAAGTATTCTATTTTTAGAAGGACCTCTAAAAGGATTATTTTTTACTTTCTATATTTCATCATATGTTACTGGTACTACATTTATAGGATTTTCGTTTGAATCTATATAATACTCTTGTATTATATACATTGCTTCAGAAGGTAATGTATAAGCTTTTCCCTCTCCAAATTGTGTAGAGATAGTTTCAAATGTATCTATGTTAGAAGTTTTTATTAGATTACTTAATTCTCTTCTTACTAATTCTGTATTTTCAAATGGGCCTAATCCTGCACTAGTTCCTTGATAACAAGCTCTTATTATATCTTCTTGAGCCTATGTTAAGAATACTGATTTCTCGTATTCATCTAAACCAGGAGCCTAATTACTCATTATATTATTATACAGAATATCAAACTCATTAGAAAATTCTTGTACTGTCATTTTATTAACTATTTAGTTTTGCCTGCAATGCAAATAATATATCTTGATGTTTTGGAGTATTCAAATATTTTGCAGCAATATTTAATGTAGGTTCTTCATTCATTTCGCAAAGAGGAGAGTTATCACTTCTAAGATATAAGAAGTTTCCTCGTTTTGAAATAATGCCTGCTTCAATACATCTCTTAATTAATACTTTAGTTTGCAAAAGAGGATCAGTTACTACTTTTAAGAACAACTTACTATCTGCTTGTATCAAGTTATTAATCTTAGTTTGTAAGAACTCTAACTTAGTATTAGGAGCAGTAGGTCTGCCCTCGATAGTCTCAATAATAGTTCTAAGAGTAAATACATCTTCCTCAATCTTACCATATTCTTTATAACACTTCATAGTAGTGCTCATATTGTCTTTAGCTTTCTTATTCTCCTCTCCATCTGATATAATTACAAATTGATAAGTTGCTTTAGGAGAATCTTCTAACGCTTTTAAAGAAGGTGCTATAAAGTCTTTATTTGCCAAAAGTATTTTATATCTAATGTAATCTTCAGGGTCTGCTAGATTTAAGTAATTATCTTGTTTAGTTAGCCTAACAGAACTAATACCTGCCTCATTACTATCATCCCAGAAATTATCTACTTTCTTATAAATACTTAAAGCATTGTATTCCAATCCCATTGTCTCTTCAAGAAATGCTTTCTCACTATCTGTAAGTACATTTACAAACATACCTGAAGAAAGTTTAGGTACTACAAATGTTCTAGTAGCATTCTCTGCCATACCTCCATAAAGAACATGCTTTGGATTATTTACTAGAGCATTTTGTTTTGGAATATGTCTAATAGTTATTCTTTCATTTCTTAAGCAATTAATAGTTTCTGGATATTCATCGTCTACTATTTGCTTACTTCTTTTTGTATTTTTTGTAGGAACACTTAGCTCCTCTTTTGGAATCTCTTGCAATGGAATTTCTTGTAAATCTACATCGAAATTCAAATTAACCGATTCCTCTTTTTTCTCTTCCATTTTCTTTGCCATAAATTATTATTTTAAATAAGGGTGGGGATTACTCCCCAACCCTTAGTTATTAAATGTTATCTATTGAATTAACCTTGCAAGATAGCAGGGATAATAGACATTGTTCTAGTTGGATCTAATACACAGATACCCAATGTTGCCATCTTATGCATTACTGCACTATCTTCATCGTAAGAAGCGTATGGGTTATTAGCAGCACCTGTGAAAGGATTTCTAAAAGGCATTTTGTTATCTTAAGAGCTTTTTATCTCTTAAATCTATAAGTTTATTATCCTTATAGTTCAGCATACATTTTACTCTTCTAAAATATTAGTAAGAGCCTGAATACTCGTGGACATATTATATTCTACAATATTGTAGGTTCAATGTCTATGCGTTACAACGTCTAGTACTTTTAGATACTAGATTTGTCTCGGTATTTCCCATAAAGTTCTTTATATCTATCTCCAGATAAAATTCTTCTAATACTTCTACCCGAACCATTATATAGTTCTGCAATTTTATTACTAGAAATACCAGAATCATGTAATTTATACATTTCTAATACTTGTTCCTCAGTATATTTAGCAGTACTTCTTCTATGTCCTGACTTTTGTAATCCTGTTCTGTAAGCATGTCTAATATTATCAGTATTGGACATCCATTCTAGATTTTCTACTTTGTTGTTAAATGTGTTACCATCAATATGATTAACAGTAGCTAGATTATCAGGATTAGGAATAAAAGCTTTTGCTACTAACCTAGAAACAATTAAAGTGTGTTGTATTTTATCCTTGTATAATTTTACATATAATCTATTTCTATCTCTACTTGAGATTGTAGGTTTAAGTATCTTGTTATTTCTTAAACTTAATACTCTTCCTAAATTACTTATTTGATATAAACTTTCAAAGTCTTCTATGTCTTTCCAAATTTCCATAGTTATTTGATTTTTTAACTTTATTATTACAAAAGGGATTCACCGATTTTACTCAGTTATTTTCATTTACATTTCTGTAAACAGGGGCACTTTTTAATCCCTACCCCATTGGTAGCCTCGATATTCTGGATTACCCTTGATTTGACACTTAAAGATATTAGGTTGATCCATAGTACCAATGTACATAATGTCATATCTGTAAGATTGAGCTACGCCACCCTTTGGATGCAATACTTTATTTCTTACTGTATCATCATAACTAGGATCGACGTCAATCTTAACACGAACACCATTAGGAGCTTTATACTCTACGAATTGGAAGCCTGCACTCAGAGCATTGCTATGAAGTTTAGATTGAGTCTTCTCAACAACACCTACTGAGCTGTTATCCAATACAAATTGAGTCCAACCTGAAACAGTTTTCAATACCTCTTTATGGAATTGCAAAGCACCCATCTCACCAGTTTTAATGAGGAAGTATCTATCGCCAAAATCAAGCTTAGCAGCTGACAATTGATACAAAGCATCCTCAAGCAACTTCAACGAGAAAGTATTGTAATACATAGTATTACCAGACTCCATTTGTTCGAACAAGCCAGCACCCATTTTTCAATAAATTTAACCCTGGGCTCTTTATCCCAAGGACCTTAAAGGCTTTATTGGAGTACATCTTAGTCTCTTCATTTAGAGACTTGGACACTCTTGGAACTATTATATCGTTTTTTAATATGGTATCTATCCAATAAACTATATAAAGTAGTTATATTAATATTAAACTTTCTAGCTAAATCTTTCATTAGCATTCCTTCATTATATAACTTAATGCATTCTAAACATTGACTATCTGTCAAACAGAATGCTCCTTTATAAGACTATTTAAGTCCACGTTTTGCTTTAGGATTAATACCATTAATTACTAGGATTTTTTTAATAGTGCTCTAATCAGCATGATATTTATTTTCCATTTCATGTAATCTCATGCCATTAAGGAAATCATCTATTAACTCTTTATGTCTGCTATTATCTTTTAATAGGAGACTTTTATCTCTTAAATCTACTCCTTCTTTTATTAAAAATCTTTTTACTGCTTCTCTGTCAGTATTAAATTGTTTAGCTATAGAAGTTAAAGATGTTCCATTTTTATATGATTCTATTACGAGGTCTTTTTCTATTCTATTTATATTAAAAGGCTGTCTTCTTATTTTAACATTCATAGATTTTAATATTGTTCTAATAGTATCAGATGAAACTTTAAATTTTTCTCCGATTGTTTTTAATGTAAAACCACTTAAATATAAGTCTCTTATTTCTTCATATTTACTATCAGTCCATATATAAATACCTCCTTTAGAACCCCCTAAAGTAGCATTATAACCACTATTAAAAGAGTCATATTTTGCAATCCAAAATATTTCCCTTTGATCCAAACTATTCACATCCACTTCTTCAATAGGTTCTACTTTGAAGTTTTCTACACCATACTTTTTAAAAGCTTTATAGAGTATTGTATTTCTACCACTTTTAAAATGTCTTAGATGTTGTTTCCATCTATGTTCCACTGTGAATCTTGTTTGTCCTATATATACTTTATTATTTACCTGATTGGTAATCTTATATATAAATCCGTTCATTTTAATTAAAATATTTTCAAGTTCTACTCTCTACACTACCTACTATTGTTACTAGTAGGTTAGCACGGTATTGTATATTTCTATAGTTCTACCGTTTTTGCCCAATTTTACTAACAGCTCACGCTGCTAGGTGACAAAAATCTATCACATTACCAGACTTACCAAAGTTCATGTACTCACCATTAGAGTTACGGTTGCTTCTACCATAAGCAAGTACATTGTTTTTATACTCTGCAAATTGTACCTCAGCCTCCCAATCTACAACGTGCATCCACATATTCTTAACAGTCTTGGTAAGCTTACCACCAGCAGTCTCCTCAGTTACAGGAATACCTACTGCAAGTTTCTTGTTAAGCATGCTACCTGGTACCTTATGTTGAATACGGATAGTAGACCACTCATTACGCATAGATACAGGAGTACTGAATCTCAAATCACCTACTTTACGAGAAAGCTCTTTCTCAACTGGTGCATATTCTACAGAGAATCTCTTACCTGCTTGAAGCTCCTCAGCTGGCATACCAGAAGTAATACCACCCATAAGCTCTACTTTATAAACAGCATTAGTACCCTCCATACGAGCATCGCCTAAAATACGGCAAGGATATACCTCATTCTTCTCTCCTACACAGACTTCACCATCTGCGAACCAGTCCTCAGCAAATACAAGATAGAAAGGAGCACCGCCTTCACCAGCAACACCTGTACTAATGGTGCTACCATTCTCATCTCTAGCCTCTACAAGAGGGATATTACGTCTAGAAGAAGAGATTACATCCCATGTGTACTCGTCATCTGTATCAAATTCTTTTACAGGAAACTGGCTTAAAAAAGTATCAAGAGATTTGCCTCTATGATAAGCAAGCAACTGTACCATAAGGTTAGAAGCTTTTTGTGGAGCCAATTGAAAAATTGAACCCAAGTGGTTCTCTTTAGTTAGCATTTTGTTAACCTATAAGTTTTTTATCTTATAGTTCTTACATTTTACTATAATGTAAGTTCAGCATATATCTTCACTATTGCTAGTGTCGGACACTCTTGGGGAGATTATATTCTATAAGTAGTTTCACTCCCTATGCGTTACACTGTTTAATTATATTACTAATTAAATTAGC